TGGATGTCGAACACACCCGCCAAGCGCAGGCCGGTGCGGGAGAAGAAAAGCCCGCCTTCTTCGTCTTGCTCGAACTTGTAATTTGCTGCGGCACGCTGCAGCTCGCGTCTCAGGTTGCTCATGTCATTGTACTCCGTGTTTGTGGACCTCGATGGTTACTGAATCAGAGAAAGCCATCGGTGAGCGTGCACCTGGATTCCTCAACACTGTTACCAACTGCTTTGTGCCCTCTCGGGTTGTTGCGGCTACGACCCCTCGTTCAGCGGTCGTAGCGCGGAACTCTACATCTCGTACCGGCTCAACGGTGCCGCCAGGAAGACCGAGCATCATAACCCCGTCGACGGTCCACCATACGGCGACCGTCCGGCCTTGAAGTTTACCAGCGACGAAGCCGCCGTCAAGGCTCAGGCCAGCGTCAGGGATAGCCGCGGCGCTCACCCAGGATTGCGTGAACCGCTGCGGCTCCTCGCCGCCGAAGAAGTAGACTCCGTCTTCAGTCCCAACGAACACACCATCGTCCCCGGCCAGCAGCAGGTTGCCCTCCGAACCGAGAAGAACATAGTCTTCAGTGGTGTGGTGCAGCTGGTAGTTGAACGGGCGTGAAAAGTACAGCGTATCCCCTACGAGGGAGAATAAGTGTGCGTTGTACATGGCGAGCCGCCGAGACATTGGCAGCATGTCCATCGACAACGTCTGTGCCGCGCGCTTCGCGTCAAGCGCGCCGAGCACGTAGGCTGACGTCCCTACAGGGATAGAGGCGCGGAAATACAGCGTCTCGCCGTTGGCCTGGGTCGCGTAGATATTGATCGCGTCGGCGTCCGCCGGCTGCGGGATGCTGCTCAGCTGGATGCCCTCGCCCTCGGCCACGGCCGCTGATACGACATCGCTGGCGCCGGATTCCACACCGTCGCGGGTGAAGGTCACCGCAACGAGGTACTCTCCCGCGTAGAGACCGCCGTTCGGAGATGCCCCGACATTCGGGGCGCCGTTGGGGGCTGGGAGACCGAACGGCTTGGTAGCCCCGCCATGGAGCACGATGCCGCTCTGGACCCCATCAGACCAGATGACTCCGCCAGAGAACTCGGCATACCCTACTTCACCGACTCCGGTCGCGACTTCCTCCGGGGCTTGGGTCAGGTCGCGCCACAGCTTCAGTGTGCCGCTGTCGACAGAAAGCACAAAGTCGCTTCCCGCGACTCCTGAGTGGCATCCGACGCCTGCAACAACACGTTCGCGGCCCTTGCGCCGGCGCAACTTCGCTGTCTGCCCGCTAACCAGAAGATCGACGTTGCGCGCCTCTCGCAGGGAGGTCGATGGGATCTGGTCTTCGCGTCCGACATTGTTGACCCCGTCTTCGAAGGTGGGGAAACGATACTCACGCATCACAGACCTCCGTACGGCATGACCTGCGGTTGCCGTCGGCGTCGAGCGCGCTCACCGTACACGCTTGCAATACTGGCCTCGAAGTTGGTGCGGTAGCGCGCCTCCTGGGCCGGGTCGTACACCTCGGCATCTTGCTTGCCGTAGGCCAGCATCTTCATCCCGTCGAGCAGCATGTAGGCGTGCCGGGGGTTCTGGATCGGGAGGGCATCGTCGAAGCCACCCAGCTCTTCGGCTTCGACGTACGCGCTGAGAACCAGCGTGTCGTCAGCGTCGGATGGGGGGAACAGTAGAAGCTCGTTGGCGTCGATGTCGGTCGAGAAGTACCGGGGACGGCCAGAAGCCTGCGTGGTGAACGGCGAGCGTCCACCGGTGACTGCGAATCCGTAGTCATCCGATACGGCGCTGTTGAACTCGGAGTAGGCCATCTCGCGGACCTCTGCCCCCCGTGTCTGGAGATAGCCGACTTCGTCGCGGATCTCGATGACCGTGTGGGGCAGAGGGACAGAGGGCTCGTCAGCTATGACTGCGAGCTCGACGCGACCTACGAAGTACCGAGTTCCATGGACGAAGCGTAGCAGCGCCTCGTTCAGATAGACCAGGATCTCCGCATCAGTCCACAACGCCGCGGAGTCGTCCGCGGCGTCGGGTAGCACGTCGTCGACTTCGGACCGGAACCGGTCACGCAGCTTCGTCGGCGTCACTGCCATCGTCTTCTCCGAAGATCGCGTTCAGGTCATCGTCGGTGATCTCGCGGTTCTGACGCATCTTCTCCCATACGCGGTCGCGGCCGGTAGCGGTGATCTTGACATCCGAAGCATACTGACGGAGGGCGCCGAGTTTCGGGACCAGAGCGTCGGTGAAATCCTCCGCTACACCATCGGTAATGACGCGCTGGATGGCAGCGCGGATCTTCACTTCAGACGGCGTGTAGGGCTGAGTGTTCCGCTGCTCTGCCGGCTTCTCCGGCTTCTGGATCACGTCGTCAATGTCGACTTCTTCGACCTCGACTTCCTGGAGCTTCGGGTACGAGGCGATCGCCTTGACCGCCCCACGTTCGCCCAGGTTCAGGCGCTTCTTCTCGGTGCCGCGCACTACCTTGACTACGCGCGCACCGTGAGCCTGGCATGCGGCAACGGAGTAGGCGGGGACGAAGGTCTCCTTGTTCGGAAGGAAGTGGATGGCGTCGCCTGCGGTGGTGGTCACGCGGAGCTCCGCCGGGTGGACCATGAAAGAGTCTTTCAGTGTCGTGCTCATGCTGCATCCTCTTTGGTTATATGGCTACGCCCCCGCACTGTTGTACGGGGGGCGCGGCTGTCTTATCGAGCAAGGATCTGCTCGTTCTTGCGATGCTCGGCAATCACGGTGTAGTACACCAGGAACTCGCCTGCGCTGAGCCCTACCATGTTGCCGGCAAACTCTGCGACAAGGTCGGTCGGCCCGGTGGTGACGAACCCAGGAACCGTCAGGGCGGTGGTGGCTGCGGCAACCAAGGACACCGGCGACGCGGTGTAGCGGTCCGGGTCGTCAGCATCCCCCAGGTCGATCGTCGCAGTCGTACCAAAGCCAGCTGCGTAGGGGGTGGCCACGGTAATGAAGCCGTGGACGATCATCCCCGCAGCCGGAACGTGGCCGATGACCAGGCGGTTCGCGGCGCCGTTTGCTTCAGTGAAGTCCTCGTACGTCAGGCGAACGACGTCGGACAGCGGCCATTGGCGTGCTCCGTTCGGACGAAATGCATTGAGATCCATGGTATACCTCCTCAGATAGCCGTGTCGATGGAGAGAATCGAGAAGTCCTCGGTCGTACCATCATAGATCGAGTGGAACTTTGGCTTCAGCATGCCCAGGATCTTCGCCAGAGCGATCGCCGGCTGGTTGTCGAAGTCGAATTCCTTCTCTACCCAGGTCGGCAAGCCGAGGTCCGCCATGGCGAGTGCCTGAGCACCGCACAACAGCACGCGCTGACCGTGAACCAAACCGCCGCCCCACGCCGTAGTGCCGCGCGTGTTGTACACGTTGCGGAACGAGTGGATCGCCAGACCGTCCAGCCAGATGACATCGGTGCCCTTGAAGATCGGGCTGTCCGGGGTCCGCGGCAGAGCTTCACGGTACGCCCTCTTGAAGTCCTCGTCGAGCTTCAGCTTGGCGACGCCTTGCGGGGTCATGAAGACGTTGTACCAGGCCACGCCGCCGTTCATGCGCAGAGGCTTGATGTACTTGTCTTCGGCCAGGGCCTTCAGTTCGACCATCATCGCGTACGACGGAGTGTCGGCAGCGGCCAAGTTCGCGTGGTCCGGGGCAATCAGGTCACCGGTGCCCTGGTCCCACTGGAAGTGGCGGTTGGTCGTCGGCGCCGAAACGTCACTGGCAAAGTCGAGGTACGGGAGGTCTGAACCGGTACGAGCCGCGCCATTAGTCTTGAAGGCGTAGTCGATGCCGGACATCGTCAGGAATGCCATCTGGTCGACACGCTCGGCCAGCCAGTACGAAAGGTTGTTCTCTCCACTGTTTCGGAACTGAACAACCGACCGCTGGTCAGCCATCTTGCCGGCCGAACGTACTGCGTGGCGCAGCTGGTCGATAGTGATGACCTGGTCGCTCGACTTCATTTCTTCCTCGTTACCTTCGAGGAAGCGGTCGCCGGCAGTGCCGTCGCCTTCGAGATCGTGTACCAGGGTGATGACTGCTCGGTGGCCCTTTTCAGAGCGCTTGAGCTCGGTGATTCGCTGGATCATGGAGTCGTCGGTCGTTCCGAGGAACTTGCCGACAAAAGCCTTGTTTCGGGCTGCTCGCCAGACGCGCATCCGCCATACGGTTTTTTGCTCGTCGGTCAGCTGCGCGAAATTGGTAAAGTTACCAGACATGTCATGTCTCCTTTTCGCTGAAAGCCAAATTGTGTTTGTGCGCTATCGCGGCACCGACGAGATCCGAGTTGATGTCGGGGGTCGCCCCCGCGAGCCGTATCGTGGCCCGGTACGAAGCGGAGTACACCCCGCAGCCCGGAGTGTACATCCGTATAGTCAACCGTGTCAAGAGGCGTCGACGAAGTCCCCGCGCAAACGTGCTAACACATTCTCTGGGAGCTTGTCGAACTCCTCGTCCGACATCTTGCTGACATCCGGTAGGGCGCCGTCGTCGTCCCGTGCCCGGCGCGAAGACACGTCCGCGGGCTGGGCTTTCGCCACCTTCTTGTTCCTCTCAGTCGGCGTTGTGGTCTTCCGCTTCGGGGGCTTCGGCTCTTCTCTCAACGACGGGGTCTCCTGTTGCTGGGGGTAGAACTGCGGATATACGTACTTGACCGCTTTCTGCAGCGCCTCTTCAGGAGAGAACCCCTGCGAGAGATACCCATACCGTACGGCGTTGGTCTCACGCAGGAGCTCGGCATCGAAGCTGTCTGACTTCTGATCGTATTGCGGGTACTGCTCTTCGACCTGGTCTACGAGCAGGTCGTACCGGGCTTGCGTCCGAATACGCGTCGAGTGCTCTTCGAGCTCGATCTGCCGAGCTTCCCCGAGCAACTGCCGCTCTTCAGCACGCAATGCCTTGACCTTCTGCGTATCCGCGTCAATGATTGCCTGGGAGAGCTCATCATCCAGCTCGTTGAGACGGTTCTGGATGTCGGAGATAGCAGCCTGAGCCTCGGAGTCTTCGCTGGTCTTGGCAAGCTTGCGCTCGAGCTCCTCGTTCCGGCGCTGAGCTTCTTTCAGCCGCTGGTTGACCTCATCGAAGCGCGGCTTGGGGATGCGAGTATCCTTCTTCGCCTCCGCCTTCTTGCCCTTGGGCTCCTCCTCTTCGGACTCCTCTTCGGACTCCTCTTCGGCTTCCTCTTCGGACTCTTCTTCGGACTCCTCTTCGGCTTCCTCTTCGGCTTCCTCTTCGGCTTCCTCTTCGGACTCCTCTTCGGCTTCCTCTTCGGCTTCCTCTTCTACAAGCCCGCTACCATCGTCCAAGGCGTCCAGATCGACATCGTCGTCGATCGGGTATCGGTCCAGATCAGCGGCTTGCTGCTCGTCAACTTTCTGGTTCATTCCGGTCTCCTCGCTTACTGTTGTTAGTTTTACGCTCTTCGATCGCTTTGATCACCTCAAGGACCAGAGCGTCGCGATCGAGATCGCTCTGAAGAAGTGTCTTGAGTTCGTTATTCTCCTGGGCGCGACGACGGATCTCAAGGGATCCTTCGGTTTGGCGCCGTCGAATATCGAGCTCCTCAGCCTGCTGCATAAGCTTCTCGAACTTCTCGTCATCGAGCTCGCCCATCTTCTCGATCTCACGCATGACCTTCTGCGCTCGGGCATTAGACAACATGGCTTGGGCAGTACGCGCCGCGACCGCAGCTCTGCGTTCCTCCATCTGCAGCTGCTTTTCCTCCATCTGCAGCTGACGCTCTTCTTCGCTCGGTACACCGCTGCCTGTAAGGCGTTTGATCTCCTCGGCGATCTCGTCCTTCCGTTCCAGAGAGCTGAACTCGACGAACAGGTGAGGCGGGATAGGGATCTTGAGCTCAGTCTGCATCTGCATGAGCAGCTCGAACTGCGCCTGATCGTGGGAATCCCGCGCCGGCGCCGGGGTGATCACTACATCATACTCGCCGCTAGTCAGGTCGTTCTTGATCGAACCGTCAGGCTGGGGGGCATTGACTTCCAGAGTCTCTGTTTCTGGTGCGACCCCCTCGCCGATGATCACCAGCTGCCGCTGCTCGCTGTAAAATGCCTGAACAAGCTCCAGCACTTTCTTCACAAGCATGCGGCGGGTGCGCTGGAGGTTTTCGAAGAAGATCGTCGCGGTGATTAACGACACCTTCTGCTGAGCTTCGATGCGCTTGCCAGATGTCGCTGGCGACGACAGCGTTCGCTGTTCGTCGGGAATACCGGAAATCTCGCGAAGGTCAGCATCCGCCTTCTGTGATATACGGTCCATCCCCTGTGGGATCATCGCCGGCTGGATACGCTCGATGTCGTCAGGGGACTCGCGGAATTCCAGAACCAGCCCCGGCGCTGACCCGCGCTTTTCGAGATCTTCGACTGACATATTGGTCAGCGAGCCTTGCCTGACCTTCCACCCCGTATTCGCCGTCCCGCTGACGATGTGCTGCTCAGAGCTGCGCAACTTGTTGTAGTTGCGCTGTGGGTCGAGCAAGGACTCCACGCCGCCGGCGGACCGGCCGCGTCGGAAAAACGGGAAATACGGGATGACTCCGAGCGACCGGTAAGGGCTCAGCCCGTCGTGGAGCAACACGGTGCCGCAAGAAACGGTCCAACGGATGACCTGCGCGTCTTCATCCACAACTTCGAGATCCGGGTCGCTCGCCTGGGCCTCTGCGATATCCTGCGCGTCCCAATGCGGGGGGATACGACGCAGATCTCCGGTAGCTACGTTGTGGAAGTGCTTCGCAGACTCTACACGCCGGTACTGCCGCTCGATCACGCGATACACTTTCTGCAGGTTCTCGTCCCCGAGACCCTCAGAGGTGTTGAAGAAGCGTGAGCTGCCCTGGGCGAACGTGTCGTTGGTGAAGTCGTCGCGATCGTGGGTCTCCATCGCCTCGCCCATCATCTCGACGAGCTTGCGCTTCTCCCACCCGTAATTGAACTCGATGTCATTCAGCGACTGGAAACTGAGCACGATGAACTCGCTCCAGTTCGCCGGATCGTAGCTATCCGAGTCCGGGTCAGGGATCACGTTCTTGGGGTTCGGAATCTGGATACGAACCTCGCCGCGGTAGTTGTCATCGAAACCGATGCGTACCAGGTAGTAAGCCCTCGAAGTGATCAGGCCGTCGATAACCAGGTCGAGCTCCTTCGCTCGGAGGTCTTCGGCATTGCTGATATGGCGGAATAGCTTCGTGTGCGCGGAAGCAGTCTGCGGGTCTCCGCCCGCAGAAGGTACGAACTTCACCTCAACGCGGTTTTTGATGTACTCATCTAGCAGGGCAAAGAGCGCCGGCTTGATCTTGTTGATTGTGAGGGCGGGGCGCTTGACTTTTCTTAGGACCGCAATCTCCTCCTTCGTCCACTGGGCGTCGAACACGAAGTTATCGCATTCTGTCGCTTTCGTGAGGAACTCCGCGTGCCCTCGCTGACGCGCGTAGAGGTAGCGATCGTAGTTCTCCTGCGCCTTGGCGGAATCTTCGACGTTCGGGAGGGGGATCTTCCGTTCGGTAGTAGTGTTCATGCTGTCATGTGCCCCGTCGATCCGTTGTCACCCAGCTGCTGCTGGCGGTAAAAGTCGTTCAGCTGCTCCGCTACAGTCTTGTCCTCTCGGTTCCGCCGGGCTTTCACCGACTGTACCAGAGGCATCGCCTCGGCCATGCGGATCAACCATGCCAGGGCGTCTACGTGATCGTCGTGAACACCCGCATCGAAGCGCAGCATCTCGTCGCGCATCGTCTCGGCCCAGGGTTGGTGCTTCGGGAACCACACTCTGTGGTTCTGCATCCAGCCACGCGCCGGGGTGGCTCGAACTCGTTTATCGCGAACTGGGACGAGAGTCCGGTCCAGCGAGGGCGTTATACCATGTTTTTGAAATCCCGCCAACAGG